CTAATTTATTTGATCCACCCGGCAATTTCTGTATTAATCTTTTAACATTAAAAATCAATCTGTTAAAAAGTGTATAAGAATCTTTCTCTTCATTAGTTTTAAGAGTTTTATATTTTCTTAATAACTTTCCTTTGTTATCAATAATACCATGTTCAAACGCATCAAAATCTTCCCAATCAGTAACAAGATTAGAAATGATTTTATATGTGATAAATGTGTCGAATGCTCGTGAGGCCATCTATTTTATATTCCTTAAAATTTCTACAATATTATCTTCCAAAAGAATGTCACATGAATATAAATTTTCATTGATCTGTTCTGGCATTTTATTTAAAAATACAAGAAATGTTTTTAACAATGAATGATATTCAACACCAACCCTGAAAAATAAAAGTCTTGTTGAAGCTTCGTTTTCAAATACGTTATAAAAAGATATTAGATGATTAAGTATTAGACGTTCTTTAATAACCCCATCTTCTTTATAACGATTAAACAATCTTTTAATATATTTTAGCTTTCTAACATCTTCAAAATATTCTTTTATGTCAACACAATGCGGATTATCATAGTGTAATAATGCATACATTAAATAATTTTCATTCGTCAATTCATTAAATCTCATAGTTTCTCTCATTTTCTATTTCATTTGTTCAGACCACAAAGGATAAAATTTCTCTCGTAACCAATCATCATGATACTTATACTTATACACAAAATCACTAGTCTTTTTATTACCACGCCAATCATCATCATCATCATAACGATAAAGAATCCATTTCTTAACTACAAAATAGTTAATACCTGGTGCTGGTAATATCCAATGATCTCCATTATCCGTTATCTTATTCACACAATTTTTCTTACATGGAAAAGCTTCAATCAATGAATAAGCAATTTTTATATCAAACTTTCCATCATTGTCTGTATCAAAATAAAAAGATACAGTCCTTGGGACTTCCTCAGGAATCCAATCGATTAATTTATCAAGAGTAGGTTCCCTAAGTTCATTTTGTAAAACTATCACCCAACCACCTGAGACTGGCGTTGATACACCAAGCGACAGGAATAGTGTTAGGAGAAAAGTTTTTAACATTGTAATTAAGCAACAACTGTAATTGTCCCAGCAGATGAACCAATACCAGCTGAACTTGTGATTGTTGCATTTCCACCACCAAGTGTATCAACAATAGTACTACCACCTGCATGTGCAACAGGATTAGCACCAAAAGTTAATGCGTCATCTGCATTGGTTGCGGCGTCAGCTGCACCAATAACTAATGTAAAAGTCAAACGATTCGTTGTAGAACCAGAAGCATAAACAAGACTGTGGTTTCTTCCACCAGTTCCTGCTACTGCTAATGTTGGACTACCTGCTACAGTAACTTCTTCGTCAAAATTAACTGTTGCAGATAATGTTCCACCATCTGATTTATCAAATGTGGTAATGTTCCAGTTGATTGAAGATATATTTGCCTGAGCAAGTCCAGCACCTGTGCTAGCACTTACTGCTGAACTCAATCCTTTAATACAAACTAAAACTTCTTCTTGTGCAGCTGCATTACCATTACCTTGTGCTGGTTGTACCCAACCTTTAGTATTAGCATATACTTTTCTTTTTGCTGTAGCAGATGTACCTGGCTTAACTGCGCCGTCTGCTTCGTTCTTTCCCCATAACGCCATTTTTATCCTCCTCTTCTTCTAATAGTAATTCTTCGGTGATTGTTTCTTCTACCGTTGTATCTCTTATAGTATCAATACTTGTAACCAATCCATCACTATTAGCCATAAAATCTACTTCCTGATTGTTTTGAATACTTCCATTAACACAATCAACATTAAAATTATAAACCTGTTCTGGTGTTACAATCTGTCCTGTTGGTTTGTGAAAACCTTTTATAATACCTCTCATAATATCTCCTTAGTTATTTCTCATCATTTTTGTTGTTAGCAACATTCAAAGACAACCAATTCAAGATAGGCCAAATTTTTCCGATTATTGGAATACTCTCAGCATACTTATCCTTTAATGTCATTGTAATACCATTTGCAATAACTATAAGTGTTGTTGCTAGGCCCCACCAAGATTGTCCTGATGCCCAAGCTAAAACCATTGTTTCCATTTCGTTCTCCTTATTTATATTAAAAAATTAATGATTAATGATATAGATAACCTGCAACAGCCCAACCCATCAAAAAGTAAATTGTGTGATGCATCCAAGGTTTCATTTCCTTCTCCTTTAGTTTAACTTTTTTTGAAGTAAAGTAAAAACTGTTTTTGCCAGCTTACTACTCTTAGTTATTAATCCTTTTCTAAATTTATCAAAATCATTCTTCTGTACGAATGAACGCATTTTAGAACCAGACATTCCTGAAACATCAGAAGAATCTGGATCACGTTCACCAGCTGATACAACAGAGAAATTTTTAATATTACTTAAATTCTTCTTAATATGACTACTCATGTTCTTTTCAAATTCTTTTACCCTATCACTACCAACAACAAATGTTACATTAGATATTTTTTTATCGTCCAGTTTTTCCAATGCATGAAAAGGGTTCTTAATTGATTTATCAGTATCAACGATACTTCCATATACATCTTTCAAGACTTTTACTTTCATCTTGAAAGGTAATGGATTCTTATTACCATCCTCTGTTTTAGATGGATATATAATAGCTTTGGCTCCAGAGGACTTGGCAACTGATAATACTTTATCAATCAACTTACCATGTCCGACTGTAGGTGGATTCATTCTACCAAACGTGAATACAACTGAATCACTAGCAGCCTCTGAAAAAAATTCTTTAAAACTGATCAAATTCATATTTATTCTTTAGACCAACCAGGACTATTCTTGTATGCACTCATAAAAGTACCTGCCTTAAACGCGGGATTTGTACTTGAAAAAGCAGCTGCAAATTTCTCTGCGATACCCTTTTTAACAGATCCACCAATGTCTAAACCTGCAATCACATCTGCAACAAGAATAATCATTTCTTTATTCATTCTAAGTTTGACTAAAGCTTCTTTACTTCTATACTTATCCATCATATCTTTTCTTCCTTGTTCTTCACTCTTTGCTTCTGTAAAATCATTAAATTTCTGCATTTTTATTCTCCGTATCGTAACAGTATTCCAAAGCCTTTTTGCCTTTGTGTCTTTTACCAGATTTAAAACTTCGTTTTATTTGATCCGACATTACTTTATTATTTGGACACTTACATTGCCATCTAAACTGTGAATCACAAATTGCACAAAATCTTGACCTAACCTTTATTTTAGTTTCTTTTTTATTAATAATAGTCATACTTGTTTATATATTTTCTCCAATTAATCTTTCTTATATTTATAATTTTTTTTATCTTCTTTTTTATCATTACCATTTAATAGAATCATCTTTATTATTTCTATCTTTGTAGCTATTTTCTGGAAACTTAGTTTCACATCCATCAATGTAGCTATTTTTGTATATCCATAATCATCCTTTCACCCAATCCTTAGCCAATGTAAAATTTGCAAAGGAGAAACCAAGCCTATCAACTAACTTGATTGCTTGCCCACTCTTTGCATTAATAGCAACATATCCTTCTGGAGCTGTTACTTTGAAACCATCAGGTGATTTAAGAAACGTACCAATACCCTGAATCTTATTCAACTGTTGTATAACAATCATCTTTGCATCACGAATAGCCAAGTAAGTTGCAAAGGCAAAATATATTTCATTCTTGTATCTCTTTAATTCCTTAGTAGAATCTTGGAGAATCTTTTGATATTTTTCTTTGCCTTTGTCTGACTTCTTACCCGAAATTTCTTTTGTCATTCGTGCAACATAATATTTGTCAAAATCTACAACAAGTTGTTTTGCACCTGATAACTGAATACCTTCACGAATCTTTGAATTAAAAAAGATTTTCATTTGACCACCCAAACTAAGAATAGTTTTCTCTCTGGCCAACATATTAAAAAATCCACCAGCCTTTTTAATTGCACCTTGTAACTGTTTAATTTTATTTTCAAGATTCTTAGTATCTGATTTTGATAAACCAGCTACCTTACTAACATTCTTGACACCAGCATCTTCTGACCAAACACTACTTGCTGATTTAAACTTACTAGCGTCTACACCAAAAGATGCACTCAAGTCTGCAATAGTTTTTCCATTGTATGCTGTATGCCAGACAACTCCTATGCTTGCTTTACGAATTGTACTAGCTAGTTTACTATCAGCAGGAACTGCATAAGTAATTGTGTTAGGTGTAAAGATAATACTTTTAACACCATCAATTTCTGTTTCTGAAAGATCCTCTTTAGTAAACATAATGTCACCTTGGAATATACCTTTCATTCCAAGTTTAGGAAGATGTTTTAATGCAACTTTTAATTTATCTGTTAATCCACCTGATCCATGATTAGATGCTATATTAGCATTCGTATAATTTATTTTTGGTGTCTTGTTAAATAATGATTTTGTTGCAACAAAAAACTTCCCATTCTCTGGATTCTGTCCAGCAAATACTGCTGGAGCTCCATCCCATTTTACTGTAACATTCGTTGAACCTTTACCAACTCCGTTCAACATATCTTTTAACGAATTTAAAAAGTTAACTGCTGTCTTAGCACCAACTAATCCATTATTAATTATCTCATCTTCTAAATGTTCTAAATGAGTATTTTTATCTTCATTTAATATTTGTTTGAATGATAACATTTTTTCTCTATTATTTTATTTTATACTACTATTATAACATACTTTTCCCTCAATGTCCAGTAAAAACTGCCATTCTAAGTTGTTGTTTTTATGTTATTTCAACGCCAGGTGTGGTAATAAACAACGATTTTCCTTGCCAACCACCAGCTGCTCTAGTTCTACACGTTATAGGAATAAGAACCATTTTATTTTCATATTTAAAAGCTAGTTTAAATTGTTGTGATTTACCATCATAATCAAACTTTATACCTTTTAATTTAGAACTATTTTTATTTAATAAAAGATTTTTTAAATCTTCATTAGTACTAACATCTTTTAAAATAGAACCACTCATACTTCCTATTAATAATTTATATGGACAAGGAGTTGCATTAGGATCATCAAATGTATAAAAAGCAATAGTGTTTAAAAAATATACTAGGTTATTAG